CCATGTCGTGCCTTTCTGACTACTTCGTCCTTTTGCCTTTCACGGTCTTTGTGTTGCACTCCTCGGTGTACTCAATCAGTGGAAAGCCCGGCTTGTTTTTCGAACCCGCCAGCTCTTCAATTCTGCCCTTATTCACACGCTTTCCTGCTCGTGGGAACTCGTCACCGATTTCATAAATGTACGGAATTGAACCGTTCTTCGTTTCGGTCACATCCTGCGTGTCTGCGAACCGATGAATAACCACATAACCCATTACTTACCTCCTATGCTACCGTAGCTGTAACCTTTGCAACCGCCTTCTTGTTAGCCGGGAGAATGTACTCACCCGCTTTACCGGCTCCCTGCAGTGCCACACCGTCGAAATCCTCAGATTCGATGGTTCTAGCAGTCTGAATGCCGGTGAACGCCTTACCGATTCCGGTGATGTAAGCGTAAATACACTCGTTCTTCTGGAACATTGCATCCGGAATAACCTCAAGCTGAAAACCCTTGAAGGTGTTCACGGTGTTGTTGTCCACGTTAACAGAACTACCCTTTGAGGTAGTCATGAGCTTGGAGTCAACAATGATGTTCCATACATCCGGCGTAACCTTTGCTACCTTGGTGCCAACTGCACCAATGTTCACAAAGTACTTTGCAAGGGCGTTGAACGCCTTTACAACCTCTTCCTCGGTGAGTGCTGCCGCCTCGATTGTCTCAGCAGCGCTATCGGAAATGAACTTTCCGTGATGAGTGTTGAACTGATTTGTCTTTGCCTGTGCCTGCAGCTCAAGACGGTCAGCCACCGCCGTGTTGAAGTCGTTGTTAACCGTGTTCCGGTCGATTCCTTCGTGGAAGCTCCAGCCCCAGCTGTAAGGAACATCCGCATTGGTATAGATAATCTCGGTTCTATTGCCGAATCTGTTGGACTTTCCCGTTCCGGTTCCGAATGCGGTGTTCTCCTCGGTGCTGTAAGTGCCTACCGCTACCGGAATGTCGGAAGTCTTAACGCTGAATGCGGTCTGATTCTCCTGAATTCCGTCCAGTGCCTCGATTCCGCCGCCGAAAAAGTCTCCAAAGTACGCTCGGCTCTGGAATACCGCCTGCATAAGGTCCTTAAACTCCTTGGTATAACGTCTTACTGCCTGATTATTGTTTTCACCTGCCATAAATTACTCCTTTTACTTCCTGTACTTAGCAATCCGCTGTTCAATTTCGCTCATCGGTTCCGCTCCAGTGTAAGATTTCGGGGTGGTACCTGTCGCCCTCTGTCTTTCCCGGATTTCCACCTGCGCATTGACCAACTTCACGAACGCTTCCACCTGTGCTTTTGTGTCCTCTGCGGTGGTGCCTACGACCATGTCTAGAATGTCCTGTGTAGCATCCATGCCCTGTTCCTTGAGAATCTCACCGGCAACCTTGCCCAGTGCGATTTTCTGCAGCTGTGCTTCCATTTCCGCAATTTTGCGGTCCTTCTGCTCTGATTCATAGGCGGCTTTCTGCTCTGCGTTCATTTTCGCCAGCTTGACCGCCTCCGCTTTGGCATCCTCGATAGCTTTATCGGTCTTTTCACTCCATTTTGCGTATTTCTGACCGATGATTTTATCAAGGTCTGCATCCGAATACTTCTTTTCCGGCTCCGCTCCGCCAGTTGGCTCGGTCTGAGTGTTCGGCTCGGTATTCGGGTCAGTGTTTGCGTTTGTGTTCTGATTGTTCATTTCTTCTGACATAATTTCCTCCATTTGTTTTACATCACAATGCTCGATAATCCATACAGTTTAATGTCGTGAATGCTTGGACACACCCGAAAAAGGGTATATAAAAAATCGCCCTGTAATGAGCGATTTTCCTTCACGTGTAAAAGTATTTAAGAATCTTGTACATGATTACATTGATATCATCTTTCGCCATGGCTTTGCTCCTTCGTGTACTAAAAAAGCACCTACCACATAGGTGCTTTATTCGTTCATTAGATATATTTCATCATAAATCTTTTGTAGTTGATTTCCTGTTTCGTCCGGATAGCCGTCTTCATCAAATGTTTCAATAATAGCATCGTCTATCGCTATTAGTAAATCGTTCACTTCTCCATCCATCAACAACTTATCTAAATCTTTAATAGAGTCACCTAAGAAATCTTTTTGTTTTTTTGTTATTTTAATATTCATGTTACGCCTTGTCTTTCCTTGTTAGTGGGTTTACCTGTATTAGCCTTCCAGTATCTGGATTTAATGCTACGGAACACTTTCCATTCAATATATATCTTTGGCTTCTACCGTTGGAACTCTCTTTGATTGGAGTGACTTCGTCCGGATTTGTCAACGCTTCTACGATATCATTAATCGGCACTCCATTTCTCTTCTGCTGTATTGAACCGATAACTCTGTCAATGAAGTGGTACGATTTGCCCTGCACTTTAATTCCGTTTGCTGTTTCAATCCCTACAAGTTTTTCATCTATTTTTTTACTCGTTTCCTTGTAAAGTTCCACACCTGCAAGCGGTGTTATTGCTCCGGCGGCAACCGATTTCTCGTAAGCTTCCTCCAGCCGTTTATCCTCATCACTCTCCGTCGCTCTTTCTTTTATTATATTGTTTTTTCCTGTAGAATCAATGGTTTTTCTAGAGTTTCCGAAAGAATCCAACCATTTCTGATACTCTTCTTCATCCTCGTATGGTGCCGTCCTGCATCTGCAATTCGGATGCATTGGCGGCGCATTCTCTGCCGGTTGAAAATCCGATATCTTGAAATGCTTTTTGTTTAAGGCGTTGCAGATTTCACACGATGCCGTGCCGTATGCTAGGAATTCGAACTCTTCCCATCCGTTCGCCTTGTAAGAATCAATCTGAGCTTGTGTCTGCACCCGGACCATTTCGGTTCGCACCAGTCTCATTGCTTCCCGTGCCGATACGCTGAAATCCTTCCGAATCTCCGCCGCAAGGCTCTGATAGCTCTTCCCACCAATCAAGCCCTTTGTGAGTATCGTGGATAGCTTATTTCTTAAGGCTGTCTGATTGCTCCATATGCGCTCGCTGAATGTGGCATTCATGAAGGACTGCCCCACTAGGCTTTTAGCTCTTTCGGATGCACCTTTTACGCCATTCCCCAAGATTCCCGCTTGCCTCTCGAACTCTTTCACAGCTTCCTCGGTCAGCTTTTCTCCGGTCAGCTTCTCTAGGTCGTCGAATCCGTCTATCATATGCAAGCCGATATCCGCCTTTAGAAGCTCCAGCCGATTAATCCGCATGGTTGCGTTGTACAGCCGCATAAGCTCGTTAGCCTCATCGCTGAAATCACGGTCTTTAACCAGTTTTGCAGCCCTTGCCTCGAACGCCTTAACATCGAACTTCGACACTCTCTTTTTGGCTTCCGCTAGGCTGATTCCCTCTTTATCGGCGTACCTCTGATAGAATGATTCAATCTCCTTTTGGATTTCCGGGACCATCCGCTCGTATATCTGTTGAATTTCGGCATCGATGTTTTTCATCGTATGCTCGTTGATAACCGCTTGCCGGTCCTCTCTACTTCTCCAGTAGTCCCGGTTCTCCTTCGTTTTCGCCAGAAATATTTCCTGCGTTGTTTTCGCCATTTACTGCCCCCATGGTCTGCTGATACATGCTCAACTGCTGCATCTGCTCCTCTTCTTCCTCTTCCATCTTTTCAATTTCCTTCTTCACGTCCGGAACGATGGAGAGCACGGATAGCTGCGTTTCCTTCGACACGATACCTTCCAGCTGTGAAGCGGTCTGTGCTTCCTCTTGCAGATTCTTTGGAAGATTCCGGGTAAACTTGATATCGATATCCCTCCACACGTCTCTGTCAGCCACGTTGGTTGACAGGCTTGACCAAATCTTGAAACGCTTCCTGAGTGACTTTTCAATCTTCCGGTCAAAAGTCACGGCGAGATTGCTCATTGCCTGCAGCTTGTAAGCCAAAGCTACACCTGAGCTTGCGTTTCCGAACTGTTCGTCTGAGATATTCGCCACCATCGAAATCTGATATATCAGATTTTCGAGGCGGTTCAGCAGATTTTCTTGTGTGCCGTCTGCCGTTGGTTTGGTCATGAACTGCACCAAGATATCCCTTGCGTTATCTGTACCGTAAAGGTTAATGATTCGGTTGTCCCGGATGCGGTACACGTCCTCATCGTCAAGCTCGGACCCGATAACTGCCAAATACGCCTCCGCAAACGCATCAACATCATTTGCCTTCTCTCCCAGTGTCCTGTTGTACGTCTCCACCAGTCCTGACACGCCCTCAAAAAGTCCGATGCGCTCCTCGTTCAGTCGCCACTCAACGCAAGGGATTAATCCGTATGGGTTCTCTTTGTCGCCGGTTAACTTTCCGTTATCAAAGTAATAAATCGTGTCTGCCGTCGCTGCCATGCCGTAAAGCACACCGTTGTTCACGCCGTCCACCGTGTGCCGCCCGTACTGAATCATCATCAGTGCCCGGCGCTGTACTGTATCATCGACAATGCAGAATAGGTCTTTCGGGTTGTATGCAACTACTTTGGTGTTTGTCTCTTCGTCCTGATAGAAGAACTCCCATGCGTGCCCATATATGCAGCACATTTTAGCCATCTCTGCGTCATGGTCGTTCATTTCATTGTTCCGGTAGAATTCTTTCAGCCGCTCATTCTCTGAGTCCTCTGGTGCAGTGCACTTAATAGGCACTCCGTAGGCATATCCTAGGAAGGTGTCTGTGATGTACCTAGGGAAGTTTACCGCCAGTCTGTTGTCGGGCTTCCAATTCTCCTTTTCCGGCTGTCTATATACGTCGTGAAACCCTTTGTATAGGTTCTCAAGGTATTCATAGCGCTTGAATTGGCTCTCGTGCTTATTGATGTACCCCTCAATCAACTGAGGCGTGATATGCTCCAAAATTGACGGGTCAGCCGTGATTGGCTTTGGTAATTCGTATGGTCTTTTTGTATGCATTAGATTCCCTCTTTGAATCCCTTAACTTTAACTTTTTCTTGTCTCATGATTGTATACGTGAAATATCTCATCGCATCCATGCAGTGGTCGTGCTCTTTCAGTGGTCTGTCCTCTCCTGCATCCGCTGACTTCAAATCCCACATATAGGAATGAAACTCACGAATGGTATTCACGCAATCAGAAACGAACACCAGTTCTCCTCTTCCAAGTGCTGTTGAAGTGTACCGTATGCCGTCCAGTACGTCGTTCATTCCACGCTTGACCGTGTAACCATTCTTCCTGAGTTCTGCAATAAAAGAAGTGGCTGACGGGTCAACGATAATCCTTTTCGGAATCGTGCCGTCTAGCCACATCTTCATGTCTTGAACAAATTCAGCATCCGTCTTTTGCTTTAGGTTTTCCCTTCCGGAATAGCAATACTCACGAATGCATGTCCATATGCCTTTTATTTTCGCCCACATAAGGAAAACTGTTGCATTCTGTATTCCGTAGTCGCACGATACGTAAACATCGCCCACGGGCTTATATTTCTCTTTTGTAACGTGCCTGTCTTCACTGAACATATCATAGATAATACCCTCCGCTGCTACCCACTCACCGAGGATATACCGCCGATAGAACACGCCTTGATACATGCTCCGGTATCTATCCTTGATATGCTCCGATAGGCTCCGGTTGTCGTCCAATTCGAAATGCAGATACAAAAGATTCTTTTCTTCCTTCCGGTCTATCCAGTTCACCTTGAACCAGTGGAACGGCGTTGAAGGGTTGCAGTTAAACCACCACTTAGAACCCTCTACAGAACAACGTGCTGTTGCCTGATTCACGAATGATTCCGGCATCAGTGCCACTTCGTCGAAAAGAACGCCCGCAAGCGTTACGCCCTGAATAAGGTTCTGTGAGCTTTCGTCTTTTCCGCCGAAAAGATAGAAGGTGTTCACGTTGTCTCCGTGCCTAACCGTCCACTTGTTTTCGAGGCGGCTCTCTGATATTTCATAGCCCATATCTGGTAAAACATTCTGCATCGGTGAGAGCACGTTTCTTCTTAGCGCTCCTAATGTCTTACCACATATGGCGAACTGCTCCCCTTCGAATGATTCCATCGCCCACATGATGAAGCTTGTTCCCATCGCTACGGTCTTTCCGGAACGGATGGAGCCATCCGCAATGATTCCGTCCATATCAGAATACTTGCTACCGCTATTCCACCATGAGAAGATGTTGAACTGTTTCGGGCTTAGTGGTTGCCACTTGAACATTGCTCCACTTCCTCAACTGCAGCGTTCAGTGCCTCGATGAATCCGTTGTCCACGGCTACATCCATTCTCTGTTCGTTGGTCGGTCTGTTTCCGCTGGTATCCCGGATGAACTCTGCCGCCCTGATATCACCTTTTAGCGCCTTCTGTGCCTGTTTCAAGATGATTGCATCCTGAACTGTGATATTCTTCCCATTGGCTGCTGCCATGCTCTGAATGTCTTCAAGGTCGGTTACTGTTCCATCCTTTAGGGTTAACCCTAGAATCATTTCGGCGGTCTCTTTCATCGCCTTTCGCTCTTTTCGTGCCTTGCCCGATTTGATGCCGCCTTTTTTGCCTCTTTTTCGTGCTTCGCTCGTGGTTGGCGGCTTTAGATTTTCTTCATTTGCCATAAATCTGATTTCCTTTTCTGTTTATTGCATTATAAAAGGGACCTCTTTTGAAGTCCCTTTCAAGTCTGCTATTTGCTTTTCTTTTTCTCTGCTTCGTCGTCCTCTTCATCGGCAAACTCTCCGATTTTGTATTTCTTCCGCAATTCTTTCGGAATGTAATCTACCGGCTCCGAATACGTGACTTCTCTGTTCTTTTTCATTTCTTACCTCCTTATAATCCAAAACGCTTGTCCAGTGCGTTTACAATGGCGATACTTTCCCTTTTGGCTCTTCCGCCGTTACAATAAACATCGGCGAACGCTTCCGCTACTGCCTCCGCATTGCTTGCCGTTGCATATCTGCTGATTTTGGATGCCATTTTAACGACGCCCCTGTGACCGGTCGCCTGTCGTGCTTCCTTGACGATATCATCCGCCATGGCATCCAGCGACTTTCCGTGCCGTCTTCCTGCTGCTTCTGTCAGTTTGTGACCGTATTCATGCGCTGCCACTGCCTGCAATCCTGTTTTCTTTCCCCTCGACGGATGGAACCCGTCTTTTGTTGATTCATCCATGATTTTGTCCATTTTCTTCGAATCTAAGAATTTCTTGTTGATTCCGATTTCATCGCCGCCAAAGAATCCAAGCACGCCGGACGATTTTCCTTCCTTGATTGTTGCGGCGCCCAAATTCCCAATATCTTCTCCGTATTTGTCGTGCACGTCCTTACCTACTGACAACATTTCGTCAACTTCTCTCGGAATTTCCTCTCTCATGCTGACAAGGTCTTCCACGCCCGTTATGTCGTCAGCATTCAAACCGCCGCCTGAATATCTTCCGCTTTCGGATGCTCCTCTGCCACCCATATTATACCACATCTCCCTTCTGTTTCATTCGTTCGGTCGTCTTGTTTTTATAATAAATTACTTCCGTATCGCCATAATCATATGGGACTTTGCCACCGTACACCAACAACCTTTTCGGCTGCAGTCTCAGCAGCAGTTCATCCATTCCATCTTTCCACACGCCAAAGTTATAATCTTCTTTCTTGATTCCGATTGTTGAGATGGACAGTGTAGCTCTCTCCGGCAGCCCGTCAAAGCAGAAGTCAAAACTGTTGTCTCTGCACCAACTGACCGTCGGGATAACAGTTATCCCCCTTCGTTGTGCCATCTGACCAATAAGCCGGCTCCGGTACGTGTTCCATATCTGCATCGCAATAGGCATTTCCATATACAAGCTGAAATCCGGCGTTAACATGCAGTCGAAATTGCTTATCTTGTCTAAGTACTCATCCGGACAATTCCATATGCGTTCGAACTGGTAATCATCAACGTAAAAGTGTACCCCGCTGTCATAATCATTACTTGTTAACATATAGTTGAACGGTATCAAGTCCTTTGGAACGTAATCTACCGGGTCCAGCCGTGGAATATCATAGTCCCCAACCGCATTGACTCGGTCGTACTCCGATAGGTTGTAAGCGTTCCCGGTCCGTTCTCTTTCGTTGTGTTTTTCTTCCGGTTCTTCATCTTCTTCATCTACCGTGAAGTCGAATCCGAAATCACCCATATCGATATTGAGAATCTGGTTCAGTTCATCGTCCAGCAGTTCAAAGTCCCATTCCGATGTTTCCGAAACCTTGTTATCCGCAAGCCTATAGGCTTTTGCTTGTTCGTCTGTTAGGTTGTCAGCTACTATCACCGGGACTTCTTTCAACTTTAATTTTTTCGCCGCCTTAAGCCTTGTGTGTCCGGCGATAACAACCATATCCTTGTCAACAACAATCGGCTGCTGAAATCCGAACTCCTTAATCGAGTTCGCCACAAACTCCACCGAATCGTCATTTCTTCGTGGGTTTTTGTCATACGGCTTTACGCTTCCGGTTTTGACATATTTTATATTCATATGCCCTCCATTTTTTGCATAAAAAAACCGCCTCCCGGCGGCATCTAATAAAATAGCCGGAACGATTTAACGCCCCGACTATCATTCTGTCTATCCCAGCACACTGTCTTGGTATGCATCTGTTATTTTTTGTGCTTCATCCTGATATACATCAGTCAGCTTGTTCATCCACTCATTGTACTTGTCTTCATCGTCGTTTTCTTTTGTGTGGATTGCGGCGAGTCTCTTTCCGCCCTTTGCACAGATGTTTGCAAGCTTCTCTGTTTTCTTTGCACTGATGTTTGCCAGTTTGTTCATGTCAGATACACCCTCAGCATCTTTCTTGTACTCTTCAATCAGACCCGGTGTAGCATCCTTCATCTTCTGACTGTACTCCTTGTACACAGATTCATAGGTTGGCTTTTTTTCTTCCGCCTTCTTGGTTTCTTTCGTTCCGGAAGAACCGCATCCGGCTAACGTTGCAACCATAGCAACCATAAGTAATGCAATAATTTTCTTTCTCATTGTTTTCTCCTCTCAATCATAAAAGAAATATTCAATGTGATTATACCAATGATTGCTTAGGATTGCCATATACTTTTGAGAATTCCTTGCAAGAAAACAACCGCCTCTCGGCGGTCGCTCTCGACTATTCCTCATTTTATTCTTGGAGAAATGACTGCTTATGTTCCACATACATAATAGCATAAAGGAAAGTATCATCTGGTATCATGATTTGCAATTTCTCTTCCGAGGCATTCCAACGCTTGCCTTTTGAGACGTTTGGTGTGTGATTCCGAGTAGTTTAACTCTTTCGCCGCCTCTTCCGTGCTTTGCTTAAGAATGTATCTTCGTGTCAAGACGTCCCTATAAGTTGGCTCGATTGATTCGAGCTCGGATGTTATAGCTCTTTTTAGCTGTACCCAGTTAGAAGCAACCGTTCTTAATCGCTCCTGCTCTTCCAGCAGCTCCACGACAGCCTCCTCCATCTTGTTACCGGTGACAGAATTCTGCACCTTGTCGGTGATGTTCAAAGACCCACAACATTGAGCTACATTCTCCAGTTCTTCTATCCGCTGCATACAAGATTTGATTTCCCATTCCGCCTCGCCCAACTTCCGGAGCCTCGCATCCGCAATTTGTGCATATTCTGTCATCCGATACCTCCTATTCTATCGTTCCTATCTCATCACGATTCGCCCGCATGTACATTCCAACCGCAAATTTGATATTGTCGTAGTGTTCATCGCACATATCCAGCAGCCATTTGAGCTGACCGAGCGGCATCCGGACCGCATTTCCTTTTTGGAAGATTGCTACCTCCTTGTCACGGCAGGCAATCGTCACGTCCCCGTCGTCCAGCGAATAGATGAACGAGCCATCTAATCGTTTCCGGACCTTATCGGTGCTGATTCTATATCTTCGCATCTCCATATTCCTTTCGTAAAATTGTTCGCTTCAAGCCATTCATCAGCCTTTTTCTTCGTTGCTTCCGAAATTCTCGCTATACCTTCTCCCCTATCTCAACTCCCTGTGGTTTGTCTCCTTTCAAGTATTCAGTCAGCGTGTCGATAAGAAGGATGATTGCATCGTGCTGATACAACGACCCTTTTGTAAGCGCTTTTCGGATGTAATTCAAATCGTCAATACATTCTTTCCTATTCATCTTCTACCTCCATAAATGGGCAATTATCAGATTTATTTAATACTTCATCACCCCAAATTACTCGTCTACCGGTGACTTCACAGATTTCTAACCACCCACCACCCTGTCGTACTTCGATGTGAAAGTACTTACACAGCTCGCAGTGGTTGAGAATCTTTGTGCCTCCTGTTCTACTTGCCATTGTCCTCATCCTCCACTAAATCGCAGAACCTCCAGTTTTCGACGTAGAATGTTGCTGTTTTACTTGTCCTTCCCTCAGGGAAAGTGCTGTACTTATGGTCCGTGTCCCCGGTCCATTCGCAGAAATACCGCAGTAACCACTCGCCGTTTTTGTCGTTCCGCACCCGCACCAGTGTATCAACCGGAACCTTGTTCCAGTCTACTTCGTATTCTTCATCAAGAAAAAGGTCTAATATTGTGTTGCAACAATGGCAATCTATCGCTCCGCAGTAATTTTCCCAGTTCGTTCCAATCATCCGGAATAAACCGTGCTTTTTCACGAATCCACACAGCCTACCGTCCTCCTTGATAACGTCCATCAACTCGTTTTTGTATTTTTCTCTATTCTTCATTATTCTACCTCCACAAGTTCGCAAAATTTCCAACGCTTGATAGCTCCATGTGCTGTTTTGCTTGTTGTCCCATCTGACCATGTCACATATTTGCAAGATGTGATATCGCTAATGCATCTGAAATATTGCAGCGTCCAGTCTTCATCTTCTGAATCACGCACCCTCACCAGCGTATCGACCGGTACATGGCACCAATCAACTTCGGGTTTCGGCGGCTCTTCGTATTCTTCGTCAAGCCAAAAGGCAAAAAGATTTGCGCATGTGTAGCATTCAAGGTTCCCACAAATGTCTCGCTCAACGTCTACTTCGGATGCAAATCGGGGGATTACGTTATCCCTTAGGAACCGGCACATATTATCGTTATCTGCTCGCCTGCCTTTGATTGCTTCCATAATCTCATCTCTGTATTTTTCTCTATTCTTCATTTTGTCCTCCTTATAAAAACCACTCGTGATTCCTAAGTGGCGCTTGTTCTGGCTTCTCGGCTCTCACCTTGTCTTGCAATTCCTTTAGGATTGGTACTGCTTCGGGGTATTCCTTGAACCATTGCTCACGTTCTTTTTTCGGTGCGTTCGGGCACAATGTACAACCATCACGTTTGTATTGCTGGTAAAGTGGTGATAACAATGCATACCGATTACAAATCTCCATCGCTTGCTGTTCCGTGATTTTGTACTCCATCAGTATCGAACGCAACTTCTCGTTCAGCTGACTTTGTCGCTTCTTTTCGTCGTATGCTATTCCGATATCCTCGTAGTCGTAACATCCAACATCGCAGCTCTTCAACTCTTTTATCTTTCCGAAATTCTTGAACTTACACATCCTTGGGATAAAGCAAGGAAACCCCATGATTCCACCCTTGTCAGCACCTTTTGTTTTTCCGGCTCTTGGGTTTTCAACCGCAACCGTCAGCCATTTATCTTTTGGTACCTCGCTTAAGTCTCCATCCTTGATTTGATTCCATTTCATCTCCATGTTCTTATACCTCCTTCTTAAGCGGGCAATCTTCCGGCTTGATTTTCGTGACCTTGAATAACATGCACTCCGACCCTATGTCACCGAATTTGTCTGTGCACACTGGATTGAGTGGGCAGTCGTTGCAATCTTTCAGCTTGAACGGTTGGGGAAGTTTCATCCACGCTTTAAGCGATTCTGTATCGACCGGATAACTTGTCACCCCGACGAATACCTGTCCGCACTCCTCAAGGAAAAAATCGCTAACCTCTCCGATTGCTGTATAAACTTCTCTTGTTTGTTCATCAAGCACCGTGAAGATTACATCTTCATCACGGGGTGCCTCGCTCAAGTCTCCGTCAATAATCGGATGCCATTTCATTCCCATTTCCTAAACCTCCCTGCTAACCATTTATTAATAAATAGGCTCCCACAGACAGAACCCCTAGAAATATAGCTTCTCGCATGACGAAAATCAGCTTGTCTTTCGTTCTAAACTCCAGACAAGTTAACCACACGATTAGCGCTGATATCGCAAGCGCTACCAAATTAAACCCGATTAATTCTTTCAAAGCCCTAAACCTCCTTGATTCTTATCCCATACCGCCATAACATCAGCTTCCGCTTGATTACATATTCTTTCGTCCGGAAGCCTTTTACGTCCTCCACGACGGTTTTTCCGTCCTCCTCATAGACAAAATCCGCCTTGTAGGAACACTCTCGTTCAATCACCTTCCCGGTCGCCTCGTCACGTTGTGCCGGAATGAGTTTGAATTTAACCTGTGTCCGCAAGTCCTTAATCTCTCCTGCCTTTTCAAGCAGTAGGAGTTCTTTGTATCGCCGTGCCTCTTTCTTCGAATCGAAAATTTGACCGTCCACGGCGATTTTCTTGTTATTGTACTTCGTCCAGTTATAGCTCACTCTGCACCGCCTTTCACTTCAATATCAAGGTTTGTAATTTTCTTAACGTGAGAAGCTCTAAACAAGCATCCTATAACATTCCCTATATCATCGGCTACGTAATAATAATTTTTCATTAAATATAAATTTGGGTCTGTTTCGTTACCAGTTTTGTGTAGAATCCCGACAAATTCGTCTTCGTCGGGCAAATTCACACACACTTCTTTCCCAACCAAACTATCTAGCAATTTTCTATTCCTTTATCATTAGGTTGATGAACATCGGGTATATTCGTCCAATAAAGCCTTTTTCTTCTTTGGGCTGACACTAAGGCGCTGTCAATCATAATCGGCTCAACCCCAAGTATCGCCGTTATTGCCTCCACAATATTCTTTGAAATTCTGTAATTGTTTTCATATAGAAAATGTTTTGGTTTTGCCTCTTCGATTGCTCTGGCATACTGTTTGAAAAGGTCCCACCCTTCCCCCTCGTTTGTGAAAAGTTCCTTTTTTACTTTTGCTGTATGATTTTTGGCACATGACCAGTTTGTGCATGGGCTACCACCAATCAGAAGGTCAACCCCTTCATACTGTGTGAAATCTGCTTTTGTAACATCTCCGCACTGTTCAATTTGCGGATAGTTTTTTTTGCTGATTGTAATTGCGTTCGGTTCAACCTCGTAGGCAACATACCTTTCTACCGGAATTCCGGCTCGTTCAAGTGCTACCATTCCGCAACTTATCCCGTCAAACAGGCTTAACACTTTCATCGGTTTCACTTACTCGCCTCCTATCTATCGCATTCCTTGATTGTAATGTCCACCGTGTAGCCAAGCACCCCAGCAATCTCAATGAATTTGTGCCACGTGATGCTTTCGCCGTGCTCCCAGCGGCAAATCGAACCCTTGTCCGAATACACCATCTCAGCAAGCTCCGGTTGCGTTACGCCTTCCGCCTTCCGCATTTTCTTAATCAACCTTGCCAATGTCGTCGCTGTTGCTTTCATCGCTTTCTCCCCCCAAGTCTCTATCTGATTGTCATGTTCTGCTTCTCGACGAGAGAGCAGCCTTCTACCGTTTCACCATTTTTCAGCGCCTTCTTTACGGCGGTCTTGTCAAGCTCCGGGTCCTTGAACCTGAGGAACTGCTCGCTTACCTTTGACAAGTCGGAGCACTCCACCACCTCGGACTTCCTATAGCTGACCGCCACACGATTCGTTTTGAACTTCTCACCTCTGAGAACGCCCTGCACGTATCGGCTCAGCGACTCCGCTTTCTTCTCGGCTTCCCTCTGCTTCCTTGTGAAGCTGTCTTTTTCTGCCTTGTATGCCAAAGCGTCCGACTTAAGGTTCTTAATCCAGAGGCAGATACCTTCGACCTTCGCCTTAAACTCCATCTCGACCTTGTCGAGGTCCGCAAGGTTCAATACCTCCCCGGTATCTTCGTCAATTTCAAGTTCGAATTTTGCCAGTTCTTCTGCCAGTTCGTACAGTGTTGCCATCCTACTTTTCCTCCTTTGCCCGCCCATGAAGGGCGGGACTTGTCAACCTTTGAAAAATAACCGATTTTTTGTTTTATGTAGAAATAACTTATACTGATTTATTCATCCACCTTTCGGATGATTCCCTTCTTGAGCAGCTCCTTATCGGCATGATAGGTGATGCACTCGTGCACCCTGTTCGCTCTGCCTGCTTCTTCCACGCTCGTGTCGAGGGCTCTAGCGCCGTACTTTTTGCTGCTTTTGACTTCGTCCTCGCCATCGTTCCACAGTCCGTAGGTCGGATTATAGCTTTTCATTGGCTTCCTCCTCGACGATGGCATCCCATCGTTCCGCTTCCTGCTTCCGGCGCTCCTTAGCTATTGCTTCGTCTTCGTCCATCCAGCCACGAATCCAAGCGTAATCGTCGTAGGATTCGATATTCTTGATAGACTTATACCAACCGAATTTGTCGATATACTTTTGCACTTGAGACGGTATCAATCTGTTCAGCTCGTCCAATTGTTCTTGTGTCAGATAGACATTATTGAGTTTTCCACATTTCAGCTTCCCGCCTATGTGTGTGTGATAACTATCCTTATCTATACTATCCTTATCTAACCTACCCTTACCTAACCTATGCGGTCCATGGGACGCCACTTGGACGTCCGCTGGACGTCCACCTTCTGCAAGCGGTTTAAGGTCTGCCCTACGGCGTGCCTGCTGCACATCCGCATCCGGTACCATCTGCAGCAGCAAGTCTTTGTAAATGCTGTCTATCTTCCGGTCTGCTCGCAGCTTGTTATTTTCTCGCCAGTCGGTGATGTAGGTCACAAGGTCCTCGTTCAGCACCGTGCAGAATCCCTTAGCCACCAAGACCTTCAAGTCGTCTTCCGTCGCTCCAATCTGTTTGATTGTTGTGTACGCCTCGACGATTCCGTCGTCGTCAGCGTTAAGCCCAAGGTGGAAGTACAAACACTGAGTCGAGATTGGCATTTTCAGGAACCTAGCGCTTCCGATTACTCGCTTCGAAAACATTCTTCTTTCTGCCATTGTTCACCTCCTAAAATGGGATATCATCATCGCAGTTAACGAATGCATCCGGGACCGGTTCGAATTCGGGCTGCCCCTGTGGCTTCTGCTGACCGCTGGAACCGTTCGAACCAAGGAACTGCACCCTGTTTGCGACAACGTCGGTTGTGTACACCGTCTTTCCTTCTCGGTCCTTATAGCTTCCGGTCTGAATCCGCCCCTCGACGGCGCACTGTCTGCCTTTTGCAAGGTACTGGTGGGCATTCTCTGCCTGCTTCCGGAATACGACGATTCGAATAAAATCCGCCGCCTTGTCCTGTGTAGGTCTGTCCACCGCCAGTGTGAAGCGGCAAACTGCAATGTCTCTATTCTGACCGCCGTAGGCAAGCTCCGGGTCCTTTGTGAGCCTTCCGATAAGTACTACGTTATTCATTCTTTTGACCTCCTATCAAATTATCAAGTTCCTTCTTGCTCATGGTTTCGATGCCTTGAGCCTTGCATTCTTCCACGACTTCATCTATCAGTCGTGCCATCGCTTTTGTGTCGTATTCGCTCGTTCCGTAAAACGCTCTTAGGTTGTGATATCCAAGCGCTTTTTTGCACGGTCCGATATCATCACAGAACCACGCTATCCCGTGGCTGCTCCACACGTCCGAAAAGGCGCTTTTCGCATCCGCTCTGACCGGGATTACGTAGTATTGACCATATTGTCGAACGAACCATTTGTATAGCTCTACGGGGCTGTTTTGGACCTTCTCGGCGAGTTTGTTCAGAAGCTGCCACATGTAAGCGTTGGCATCCACTGTACGCTTCTTCCTTCTCGGTTCGATTTTCACCGTATACTCTTTTTCTGGGTCAACATTTCCGGCGTTCTCGAATATTCGCTCCAGCTCCTGCCGGTCGTCGCTCACTATGGTTAGTTGCGCAGACCATAGCGAGTTCTCTAGTTTGATATCTTTAATCTTCATCGGCAGACCTCACGTAGTTTTTACCGAATATGGCGGTAAAGTTTTCCGTAGGATAATAGGTTTCGAATTGCCGCTGACCCCATTCGTGCAACTCGTCCATAAACCGCCGGTTGAAGTGAACTCCTTCCGGCGGTTCGTTGTGATGCTTGTGGCAAAGCCAAACTGTCAATCCGTACTTCTCGGAATTTTGCCGGTTGGCTGCTCCGAACACGTGGTGCTTCTCAACATAGGGACTTCTGCATATTAGGCAGCGCTTCTGCCCTTGCATGATTGACTTCATCGCTTCATCCCCTCCAGCTTCTTGTTAAGCTTCCGGCTGGCATCCACATAATCAGCCTCGGTCATGTCCTCGACCTTGTCCACGTGGTAATAGCCTAGGAAGCTGTCAATGTCCGATTCGGACTCTTCAAGCATCCGCTTAATCACTCTAGCCTCATGCGGCTTGATTCGTTCGTTCGCAATGCTCGGTTCTTCCGGTTCGCTTTGTTCGATGGATGGATTACCCAATCGGTAACAGAACTCCTTTGTCTTGGTGTTGTAGATTACCAGCTCCGTGATTCTGTCGCCGGTGTAGCCAATGTTCCGGACCTCGAAGCGGTCGTTGCACTTGCCGTCTTTGATGTTGCAGTATTTATCCTGAATCCAGATGAACGGCGCCGTGTACAGCTCCCGTCCGATGCCCCAGTTAAAGCAAGCCCGCTTGAAGCTGTCGGATGCAAGCCCCTTCTCTTTTTCGCTCCGGCTTTCCTTCCCTGTATCTTCCTTCTCAACCCACTGGTTCTTTTCGCTGTCCCAAATGGACACGATGCAGTTAGCGTTGTCCCGGTTGTGGTGTCTTTGCCAGTTCATCGCCCCGACTGTCTCATCGAGAATGTTTTGGTCGCATCGAGCGTCCTTGTACAGAAGCAGCGTTAAGCCGTTAGGATAAACCTTCTGGACCCGGCAGTCGATTTCATCTGCCTTAAGTTTTCGGAATTTCAGTTCCATGTTTTTCTCCTTCCTAAAGTGCTTGTCTCATCCATTCGCTATACAGCGACTTGTTAATATCCTCAATGGTCTCAGTTTCCTCGTAGTCCTCATCCGTGATTACTTCCTCGCCACAGCAAGGGCAATAATGGAATGTTGCCCAGAATCTGACTCCGAGGTAGTCTTCTCTCATTTCGCCCTCCTCGGTGACGTCTTCGTCGGAGTAAAAGGCTCCGCAATTTTCGCATTCGTATTTCATTTTTGTTCTCCTTGTGATACAATACAGTTGGTTGTTTTGATTAGTCCATGCTCCGGCATGGACTTTTCTCTTAGAATGGCAATTCTGCCCACACGTAATCTCCGTTGTTCGGACACTGTCCAAATGAATGTGCGCATTCGCCATGGTGTGTGTTCCATCCAAACAGGCATGTGTAGCCAAGCTTTGCAGCATACGTGACCGACCCATCAGTCCAGAGCTGCATAAACAGATACTCTCCATCCTTCTTTGGATTCACACCCTTGTTCCATACGATTTCCTTGTGAATTTTCATCTTACATACCTCCGATTAAAATTGTTGCTACCATGAGCAATGTTCCGATTGTGCCTCCGATGTACATTCCCACGGTGTCGCCGTTGTACTCATCAGCCGCTTCCTCTTCGAGGAACGCCTTAATCTTCTTCCAGAATTTGGAATTCTTCATAGTCTGTTTCACGCCCCTTTCTGAAATCGTCCACCCTGATTCTGATGTTCTTCCCGACCTTGTAGTATGGGATTGCATCATTTCTGATTAACCGGTATACAGTGTCAGCGCTGATTCCCATTAGCACACTGAATTCCGGTACCGTTACGAATCCGTACATGTTGCCCTCCTTTCGTTGGCTATTTGTCAACACTTAGCGCAAAAAAAATATCACGCATTTCTGCCATCGTATCGATTGACAGCAGCTCACATAACGTCTTAATTTCCGGAGCCGTGAAGCTTCTAGTTCCGCAACGCTTGTTATATAAGGCTTGAACGGTAATCCCGAGTCGTTCCGCCACATATTCCATTCTGTAGCCGCACTCTTGAACACGCTCATCAAACTTCTGCTTGTCGGTCATGATTCCCTCCTTTCGTAGACTTTTAGCCTACGTCTATATTAGCACTATGTCGACTCCATGTCAACATTATTTTAATTATTATTTAATTTATGTTTAACTTTATGGTACTATATCAATAAGAACTAATAGAAAGTGAGGCAGTTTATGATGGATAATATAGGCAAGAGAATAAAAAAAGAAAGAGAGCGGCTAGGATTATCACAGGCAGAATTGGGGCGGCTTGTCGGTTATAGTTCTAGGTCTACTATCAATAAAATCGAAAAAGGGGAACGAGATATTCCACGTGATAAGGTTGCGAAATTTGCACAGGTTTTAGATGTGAACCCTGCTTACCTCGCCGGATTCACGGAAGCGGATATTCCGGACGGACTTAATAAGGAACATTACCTTGATTATATTTTTGATTCGAACAGCCCCGAGTTTATGGCTGTAGTGGAGTGTAAAGGTATCGCAGTCAATGACCTATGCATAAAGATAAAAGCATCCGACTTGAACGATTCTGAGGTTGATTATATGGATAAGCAGCTCGATTTTATAGTTGGTCAAAGGAAGTGATATTATATTATGCATATCAAACAACTAGAGCGGAATAAATATAGGGTATGGGTAGATTTAGAGCCGGATTATACCGGGAAAAGAAAGCAGAAATCAAAGGTGTTCCATGCCACATCAAAAAAGAACCTCAACGCTCAAATAGATGATTGGGTTGAATCAATCGCCGGCGTGTCCTCGCAATGCAAAACAGTGTCGGATATGTGTAGCGCCGTATGGAATCAGGTTATAAACAACAAATCGCAAAATACCGTGTACGGCTATAACGCTGCGCTTAAGAGAATCAATACCACCATGGGAACGCTAGATTTGCCGAAATTGACACCTAGGACCATTCAGGCGTGGATAGATGATTTATCTTTATCCTTATCTCCGAAAACCGTAAAAGATACCTATTCTATCCTCCGCCTTTGCTGTTCGATTGCGGTCAATTGGGAATTGCTGAAAAGTAATCCGTGCCACGACGTTATACTTCCATCAAACAAGAAAAAAGAAATCCAGATACTTTCACCGGAAGACTTCGCCGTTTTCTGTTCCCACCTCGACGAAATACCACTTGACCAAAGGGTCTGTTTTGAGCTGGCTCTTTTCGGCTCTCTTCGTCGTGGGGAGATAATGGGGATACTGGAGGATGAAATACCGGATGATGGAAGATTCTTTATCAAGCGAACTAGATATATGCACCGAATAGGAAACGAATTCGTGAAGGATACCAAAACGTCCTCCGGTGAACGCTTGTGCATCCTTCCGGCGCCAGTGATTCGTGATGTAAAGGCACTCCGGAAACATCACATAGAGCAGAAATTGAAGCTCGGTCCGTTGTGGACTGATTCTGATTATCTAATTAAAGAACAAAATGGTGAAGCATTCCACCCTGGAGAGTGCGCCAGACGATTAAGGCGTTACATGGAGCGCATCGGTCTTGAGCCTATTACATTTCACGCCCTAAGGCACACGTACGCCTCTATCTGTATTTCTATTGGCGCTGACCCTGCCACCGTATCAAAGCGCATGGGTCATGCTAACGTATCAACGACCCTCGGAATATATACACACCTCTTCGAGAAGAAGGAAGAAGAAGATAAACTAGCATCTGCACTAGGCGACATGCTCACAAAATCTGTGGAAAAATAGGCGAAAGATTTTAAAATGTTACATGCGTGTTACAAATCAAAATAAAAAAACCTTGAAACAATTGAGTTTCAAGGTTTTCAGTGGCGGAGGACATGGGACTCGAACCCGACACCATAGTATGCACTGGTAGGCACTG